ACATCCGCAAGATCGAAGAGCGTGAGGCTAAGGCCGCTTCACTAGCTTCTGGCTTTGAGGTTGTTTCCCCTAAGACTGACGCTGACCTACTTCGAGCAATCGCTCGTGGTGAGGTTCGTGGACACTCTTTCGAAACCCGCACCCTAACCCCATCCTCGAACCTAGTTCCAACCGACTTCTTTGGTCAGGTTTGGCAGAAGGCTCGTGAGGTTGGCCCAATGTTGCGTGTTTCCAATGTTCTAAACACCGCTTCTGGTGAGGACATTGTATTCCCAACCCTAACCGCTTACAGCACCGCTTCTTTGGTTACTGCTGGTGGAACTATCGCTGCATCTGACCCAACCTTCAGCTCTGTAACTCTAGGCGCTTACAAATACAGCTTCCTAGTTCCAGTTGCTGAGGAACTACTAACCGATACTGGTGTCAACCTAGAAGACGAGCTTGCTCGTGCTGGTGGTAACGCTATCGGTTACGCAGTGAACACCGCCCTAACCACCGATGACGGATCATCTAAGCCAAACGGTGTTGCTAACGCTGCTTCTTCCGCTGTAACCGGAACTGCTGCTGCTGGTGCGCCAACTGGTGACGACATTATCAACCTCTACTACTCGCTCGATGGTGCTGTTCGTGCAGCTGCTAACTTCGCTTTCATGGCGAACGCAACCACCATTTCAAGCATCCGTAAGCTAAAGGACACCACTGGACAATACTTGTTCCAGCCATCCCTAGCTGCTGGAACCCCTGACACCCTACTTGGCCGCCCATTGGTTGAGAACCCAGCAATGGCTTCTGGAACCTCTGCAAAGTCAATCCTTGCTGGTGACTGGGCTGCTTACCGAGTTCGTGTAGCTGGTGGACTCCAGGTTGCACAGTCGGCTGACTACCAGTTCAACCTAGGTGTAGTCAACTACCGCTTCCAGATTCGTGTAGATGGTGACCTAATGGACACCTCTGCAATCAAGTATTACAAGGGCGCAACCGCTTAAGTTTTACTCGAAGCAACAGAGAACCCTGTCAGAAGTGGCAGGGTTTTCTGCTATCGTAATTAGCGGAAAGGGGCAACATGGCAAACCCTAAAAAACAAGAGCAAATCTCAGGCGCAGTTACCTGGTATTCAAATAGCATCACACAACCGACAGGCTATGGACAGCAAGGCTATGAAGTAGTTAGCCGAATGAAGCGACATGGCATAGATGTTGCAGCAATCTCAAACTACGGGCGAGAGGGTGTCAACGGATCAGTTGAAACAGCCTTTGGCAAAATACCCGAATACTCAAGAGGCTTTGACCTTTACTCAAATGACTCGGCCCCTGTTGCTCACGCACATCACACAGCGAAGTTCCCAAATAAGCCAAGCCTAATGATGACCCTGTTTGACACTTGGGTTCTAACTAATCCAGAGTTTGACAAGATTCCAAAGATTGCTTCTTGGGTTCCGCTTGATCATGTTTCTATTCCCCCTGCTGTCAAGAAGTGGCTAGACAAGCCAAATGTTCTGCCTATCGCAATGGCCCCTTTTGGTGTTGAGCAGATGAACGAGGTTGGAATCGAATCAACCTATATCCCTCACGCTATTGACACGCACATATTCAAGCCAACGGACAAGATTGCTGGGCAGGATACTCGCCGTTTCCTAAACCTCAAAGACGATGATTTCCTAATCGTAATCAATAGCGCAAACAAAGCAAACAAGTCAATTCACCGCAAGGCTTTTGCCGAGCTAATGATGGCCTTTGCAATGTTCCGCAAGCAAGTGCCGAACGCTTATCTCTACATTCACACAGAGCCAACTGGCATTACTGGCGGATTCCACCTGCCACGCCTAGCATCTGCCTGTGGCTTGCCAATGGATGCAGTGCTATTTCCTAACCCGATTGACTACCGCTTTGGTTTTGAGCGTGAGGACTTAGCGGCTGTTTATACGGCAGCAGATGTTGTGTTGCAGGTTAGCTATGGCGGTGGCTTTGAGTTGCCGATTATGGAAGCGCAAGCCTGTGGCACAAGGGTCATCACAATAAATTGGACAGCGCCTAAAGACCTAGTTGCAGATGATGGCTTCCTAGTGCAAGGGCAACTGTTCTGGGATGAGGCTCAGCTTGCCTGGTTCAAGATTCCAAGCATTACAGGGATTAGCAATGCTTTGGCTGAAGCCTATGAAACAGTCAAAGAAAAAGGCAGGCACTCAGACATTAGCCGAGAGTTTGCAAAGCAATTTGATGCCGAAAAGGTTTGGCAAGAGAAGTGGATGCCATTCTTAAAGGAACACCTAAAGTGATTTTGATTGTTCCTGTTCTAAATCGCTATGACTTATTACAGCGGATGATTTGGAGCATTGACCACCCGATAGATGATCTGCTGATTATTGACAACGGCGAGATGCTGACAACCATAGATGTTCCAAACATTGTCAACCGAGTTCACATCCTAAATATGCCAAACAACCTAGGGGTTGCCTCTAGCTGGAACTTAGGAATCAAGTGCTTCCCATTTGAGGACTTTTGGACAATCACATCGGCAGACACTCAATTTATGCCAGGTGCTTTGAAGAACCTTGCAGAGGCATCAAAAAAAGACAGCCTTACCCTGACAGATTCATTCCCTCACTATCAAGCATTTAGCGTTGGGAGCGAGCTAGTCCAAACAGTGGGGCTATTCGATGAGTCAATTCACCCAATTTACTTTGAGGACAATGACTATCAACGGCGAGTTGCGCATCATGGCTTTGAAGTTGTTTATGCCTCTGTTCCGGTGGCTCACGATAACTCAAGCACAATTCACAGCGACCCGCACTATCGCCAGCGCAACGGATCAACCTTTAGCTCAAATGAACGCTACTACAATGACAAGGTTGCAAGAGGTGACTTTTCAGAAGGTCGCTGGGATTTACAGAGGGTTAGGAATAACAGTTGGCACAAGTAACAATCACAGGCGTTGCAGGATTCTTAGGGTCGCACCTAGCCGATAAGTTTTTGGCAGAGGGCTGGACTGTCAAGGGAGTTGACAGCCTAATTGGTGGCTACCTAAAGAATGTTCCTTTGGGGATCGAGTTCTACCCTTATGACCTAACCCAGACCATTGACGAGATAGAACCGGCATTTTCGGGGTCTGAGCTTGTAATTCACGCCGCCTGCACCGCCTATGAGGGCCTTTCAGTGTTCTCCCCTAGTCTTGTGATACAAAACACTGTTCAAGCCTCTACAAACGCTCTGGTGGCTTCTGTGAGGGTAGGGGCTAAAAAGTTTGTCTATTTGTCGTCAATGGCAAGGTATGGTGACCACAATGGGCGGATCTTTACAGAGGACATGGAAACCAAACCTCAAGACCCTTACGGCATTGCCAAAGTCGCTTCGGAGAACCTAGTCAAGAACATATGTGACACGCATGGCATGGACTGGGTAATCTTGGTTCCGCACAACATCATCGGCCCACGCCAGAAGTATGACGACCCTTTCCGCAATGTGGCCTCGATTATGACTAATCGTATGTTGCAGGGGAAACAACCAATCATCTATGGCTCTGGCAGGCAGATGCGCTGCTTTAGTTTTGTCGAGGATGTAGTCAATCCGCTTTACAAGGCTTGCTCAACCAAGCGAGCAGTCAGGCAGGTCATCAATATTGGCCCAGATGAAGAAGAAGTCACAATCAACCATCTAGCCAAAACCCTTGCAGAAATCCTTGATTTTGAGCTTGACCCTATTTATATGATTGGCAGACCTCAAGAAGTGCCAATTGCACTTTGCTCGTCTAATAAGGCTAGAAGACTCTTGAGCTACCGAACCTCAACAGACCTAAAGACAGGGCTAACTAAATTGGTTGACTGGATCAAAGCAGAGGGGCCAAAAGAATTTGAATACCATCTGCCCCTAGAAATCGTCAATGACAAGACTCCTGCCACTTGGTCGCAAAGACTAATGTGAGGGTAGAATATAAGCATGGCCATCACTAACGGATATGCAACCCTCGCCCAAGTAAAAGCGGCGCTAAGAATTACTGATAGCGTTGACGACTCATTGCTAGAAATGGCTATTGAATCCGCCAGTCGTGCCATTGACGAATACACAAACCGAAACTTTTACAACGCCGGAACTGCTGTCCGATACTACGCTCCAAGCGACTCACTCAATGTAGATATTGACGACCTGATCAGCTTGACATCACTAGAAACTATGAGCGATGACGAACCCCTATATGACACAACTTGGGGGAGCGATGACTACCAGCTAGAACCGCTAAACGGCATTGTTGACGGAATTGCCCAACCTTATAATCACATCAGGGCTGTCGGTGACTATACCTTCTTGACCCTCGATGGCGAGGCAACTATCAAAGTCACTGGTGTCTGGGGTTGGGCAAGCACTCCTATTCAGGTGACACAGGCAACTGTCATTCAGTCATCAAGAATTTACAAGCGCCTCGATTCTCCACTCGGCATCATCTCTGGCGAGCTTGGCTCAATGAGAATTGGCTCACGCCTTGACCCAGATGTTGCTCAACTCATTGACGGGCTAAGGAAGATTCGGTTCGCCTAATGGCTTCGATTCAGGAACTACGCAACGCAATCGCAACAAACCTTGGCACAATCCCAGGGCTACGCACCGCACCATTTATTCCCGACAACCCAAACCCACCTGTTGCCATCGTCCAGTTTGACAGAGTGCAATATCACCTTGACATGGCTAACGGCATGGCTGAATATACCTTTGTTGTGCAGGTTGTTGTGGGTCGTCAGGATGAGCGCACAGCGCAAAGGAATCTCGATGCCTACTCATCAAGCACAGGTGCATCATCTGTTTTGCTTGCGGTAGAATCGGATAGGACACTAGGCGGTAAGGCCTTTGACTGCATAGTGACCGAACTGTCGTCTTATGGGCCTGTGTCCATAAATGACACTGTTTATCTCGGCGCAGAATTTCAAGTCCGAGTGCTTGCAAGCTAACAAGGAGAAAATAAACCATGGCAAAGTTAGTTCTAACTAACGCAGTAGTCAAGATCAACGGAACTGACTACTCTGCAAATGTAAACCAGGTAGAAATCGCCGTCACCTCTGACGAGATTGACACCACCGCCTTCAGCTCAACTGGCTGGAGAACTGTAACGGGTGGACTAAAGTCCGGCTCTGTAACACTAGCGTTCCACAGCGACTACGCTGCTGCTGGTCTTGACTCGGCTCTATGGCCTCTGCTCAACACCGCTGCAACTGTTGTTGTTCTACCAAACGGAACCGCTGTTTCAAGCTCAAACCCAAGCTACTCATTCGAGGCTCTAGTAAACAACCTGACCCCAATCAGCGGATCAGTTGGCGACCTAGCAACTCAGAATGTTACTTGGCCAATCAGCGGTGCAGTAACCAGAGCAACCGCCTAATAACCAAAAACAAGAAAGGGCTATAAATGAAAATCCCACTAAACATCGAATACGCAACAGGTGAAAAGGTCGAGGTTATTGCCTCTGCTCCAGACATTGTGAAGTTCGAGGATAAGTTCAACATCGCCATCACTAAAGCTGGTGCTGATATGAAACTGACTTATCTTCTGTTCCTAGCTCACAGCGCACTAAGCAGAACCAAAGCAACTAACCTCACCTTTGAAGCCTGGTGTGACACTGTTGAGGGAGTTGGTGGCTCGGACACCGACCCAAAATAGTAGGCCTAGGCGATAGCTCCCAACACTGGGAGATAGCCGCCTTGGCTTGTGAAACTGGAATCGCACCGAGCGATCTGCTCAAGGAAACTGAGCGCATGAGGTTTACCATGATGAGATACCTCATAGCAAAAGCGCAAAGATGAGAACCGCCCTTCGGGGCGGTTTTCTGTTTGGTAGAATTGACAAGAGGTGACCGATGCTTAGAACTTTAGTGCAGAGCGCAACGGGACAACCCTACTCTGTCAAAGACATCAGGGCAATCCAAAAAAAGCTCAAAGAAATTCAGCCACAATTACGCACTCAATTTATGCGTGAGGTCAAGGCTCTTGGTAAAGCACCGGAGCAAGCAATCAAAAGGGCTATTCCAAACGAAGCTCCCCTAAGCGGAATGACCGCACTTGGGACAACAATCAAATGGGGCGAATCTAAAAAGGGCAAAGGTGGAGCAAAGTCCACAACAATTCGCTTTAGAACCGCAATGGGTGGGAAATCTCTGACCACCTCACTATTGTCAATTAGGGTCAATTCAGCCGCTACTTCTGTTGCGGATATGGCTGGCCGATCTAGGCGATATGTCGGTGCAGGTTACAGAGGCACAGGATTCTCAAAACCTATTGTCAGGCGCTACGCAGACGGCGGTCAGTCGGTAGAATTTAGGCGCAGGGCTACAAAGAAAAACGGCTTGTCATTCATAAACAATCTGAATATGGCCCTAAGCAATCGCCCTTCTCGTATGGCTTGGAAAGCAGTCGAAAAGGATTTGCCAAGAATTTCAAAAGATGTTCAATATGTGGTGGACAAATGGGCCATCAGAGCCAGTAAGGGTTTCTAAATGTCAGTCAATATAGTCCTCAAAACAATCCTTGACGATAAGGGAATCAAGAACGCCGAAAAGTCTTTTGCTCGACTAGGTTCCTCAGTTATGAAGGTCGGCAAAGTATTGCTGGCTGGCGCTGGGTTTGCGTCAATTACAAAAGGTCTAACTCAAGCTGCTAGGGCTGCTGCCGAGGATGCAAAGAGCCAAGCACTCTTAGCTCGCCAGCTAGAAAATACTGTTGGGGCTAACGCCAACCTCATTGCTTCAGTTGAAAAGTCAATCAACGCAATGTCAATGTCTGCCGCTATTGCAGATGACACTTTGCGCCCTGCCTTTAGTCAGTTAGTCCGAGTCACTGGTGATACTGAGCAAGCAACTCGCCTGATGCAAATTGCCCTTGATGTTTCTGCTGGAACTGGGCGTGACCTTCAGGCTGTAACTATTGCACTTTCTAAGGCTTACCAGGGAAACACTTCTGCACTTTCTAGGCTAGGAATCAAGGCCCAAGATGGTGTGGATGTATTCGCTCAGCTAGAAGAACAGTTTGCTGGAGCTGCCGAAACTGCTGCTCGCAATGACCCGTTCCAAAG